TGGTTGTGCCGTCCTCATTCTCCACCTTGTCCGTCACTTCGATAGTGGTGACATCCGACATGATGCCCGTTCTTCGGGGATAGACTTCATCGAAGATAACCACCTGCTCGACGGCTTCCTCGGTGGTCATATCAGGATAAGCGTCAATGTAAGGAGTGCCTTCGGGCAACATTAAGCGTTTTTGCACCACGCCGTTCACAACCACGGTCTCGTCAACCGGACGGTAGTCAGATGGGATATTCTTTGTTGAACCAAAAGCGTAGATACGGGTGGCATAAGTGGACCGGGATTCTGACTGTGACATTTCCTGCACGTTTTTCCCGATTTCGAAATCCACCGCATCGCCGGACTCACAACGTCCGAAATGGATGATGTTTTCAGTCACCCAACATTCGCAATCCCATTTCTTCGCCATCTCAAAACAAGCGTCAAGGATGTTGATGTTATCGTAACTCATCAACTGGGACTTGTTTTCGACTGTGGAATCAATGGAGAAAACAAAATCCTGTCCTTTGTATGTGTAACCAAGAGCTTTCAAATTTCTAAGGACTATACCGGCTTGTACGTCAAGCGGGGCGGTCAGGTTCCAGGACGCTTCCTGTCCGGTCGTCTCCGGGGTATATTTGAAGATTTTGTTTTTCCATTTCCAGTAATAGGCATCAAGTCTTAATTCGTAATCGTAGCCGGCGGTATTGGTGTTGAATGCGGGCTTCTGCAAGTCGCACACCTCGAACAATCCGAAGTTACATTCCACGTATGAGCCAAGTTTGAAATATATGGGATTCTCTAAGGAGAACTTTAACATGATGTAGTCCTCCTTCATCAGAGTGAACTTACGCTTGCAGCCTTCATTGATCAAAGTTGTAAGCTGGATAGCACCGGATATGTCTTTGATGTCGATTTGTTCCATGTCTTCAAAGTTCGGGGATAAAAAAAAGAGTGCCCAATTTTGAGCACTCACATACACGACAATAAAACCAATGTCGTGAATTAGCTTCTGTTTGCCGGATTTGGCTCGTTAAACTTGGCTGAAATTTTTCCGAAAGTTCGGTCTAAACTCTGTGCGTAAGTGACACTCTTGCCAGTATAAATAAGATGGTAAACCTCGCTACTATTAGCAGGAATCTGAATATCAACCACACCTTTATACAGCTCATCAAAGAAAGCTTTCTTCTTTGCTTGATAATCAGACTGAGAATTACTCTCGATAGTGAACGAAAGAGTTATTTCCCTCTCATCGACTTTAGGATTATTGATTATTACCCGTTTCCCATGTTCAAGTCGGCTTTTGTTCTCAATAAAATCCTTCATGGAAGCGGATGCCCCAATAACATCAAGAAACCCCTCTCCCATTCTCACACCCCATGTTGTATAAGCGTTTTCGCCATTAATTAATAATTCATCCATAGACTATAATTTTGCTGTATTCTTTTTAACTTCTGCTATATCTCTTTGCATCTGTTGAATAGGTTTGACGATTGCCCCTGTATTTTCTGAAATCTGTACCAATTCAAGATAAGATTGTGCTATCAAATCTCGCGTATCATCAGCGATATTCCTTGTTTCCGTATTTATGGAAAGTAGAGCATCTGCTTTTACTGTCAGTAGATTAAGTGATTGAGATTGAATAATATTCTGATTCTTTATCTCTTCTCCTGCAATCTGCAATGCTGTAAACCGCCCGTTCAACTCTTCGCCGGTATCTTGACTCATTGCCTGAAAGCCTTTGGATGAAGCTGACTGCGATGTTGATTCTTGCGAAATTTTATCATATCCGGTTGCTGCGGCAAGCTCGTCACGAAGCTTCATGGCTTCATCCACATAACCCATGTACTCATCCATCAGCTCCTTACGCTCATTATTATCAAGCGTACCATCATCTTTCATGGCTTCACCGAATTTGTCATACCATGTTCTCAGTTTGTCACTAAACTGTTCACCGATGGCATTTGACAGCATTGCCTGCATGAAATATTTGGATATGTCATCAGCAACATCCTCAGCACTCTTCTCCATGTCCATCAGACTGCTTACAAAACTGTCATACATGGAATCGAATGACATTCCGGTCAGACCCTCATAAAGATTATCGGTCAACTCCTCCAGTTTGCCGGCCTGCTCAATATAATCATCAAGTTTATCGGTTACACGTTCACCATAACCACCTTTCCCGGCATTCTGCATCTTTGTCCATATATCAACATTACTACGGAGTTTTTCCATCTCTTCAGGTGTCAGCTCCCATAATGAAGAAGTTCCGGTAAAATTCTTGTTTATGTTCTGTTGAATCCATTTCAAGTCTTCGGCAGACCATCTCATGTAGTATTGCCAGCTCTTATGTGAATTATGGTAACCTGCCTGTTCACGGGCGATATTCAGATAATTGGAGTTCTGCTCTTTCTGGTATTCATAAGCACTTCTATACGCAGCTACGGATTTCGTTCCTTTGCTTGCCTTTATCTCATCTGTCAATGATTCGATAGAAGTCTGTAACGTCTCATTACGGTCGGTAAGACGATTAATGGAATCCTGTACCTCCTTTGCATTGCCACCGATACCGAACAATTTATTGAAACCACCGAAAGTAAGTGTGTTCCACATACTCGCACCGGCTCCAAAAACGCTTGAAAAAACATTCTTGACAAATCCGTCGAAGCCTTGTTTTTCTATTCCGTCAAGCAGAGAGAACACCGTACCAACAATACCACCTATCTTACTTCCTGCCTCAGAAAACGTATCTACAAGACCAGCAGCAAGATTCCCTATTTGAGATAGAGACATTTCAGATGAACTGCCAAGCTGGGTGACGGTATCCGTTAGTGTTATCAAACTTTTTTGGGTCTTATCCGCGCTTCTGGTTACATTCGTTTCCGCATTCTGAACATTCTTCTCGGCTTTGTTTTTCTTTTTGAGAGCAGCTTCTTTCTCGGCATCCGTACCACTTTTGAGAGATTTGTTATACTCATCCTGCGCTTGCTTAAGTTCGTCTTGAGCAATGCGCAAAGCATCCAGTTGCTCCGGCAAATCTCCAAGCAAACCGCCTTTGTCGATGATGGTACTCTGAATATTATTCAATGCTTCGTCAATCACTTTTTTCTGGTCGACAGCCATGTTCTTATACTCATCGGAGTTTTTGAAAGTCTTTAGCTGTTGTTTTACCTGTTCAAGTGATTTTTTGGAAACCTTGTTCAAATCACCGAAGATAAGTTCCCAGTTGATTTCTTGTTTGAGCTTATCCATATCCACAGAAGACAATGCTTCTTCCATTTCCTTTTGGAGAAGCTTCTTACCGCCTTCGGTAGTGGCTTTGGTCATCTTGTCGTTATACTCTTTCGTTATGGCCTCCTTTTTCTGTTGGAACGTCCCGTATTCTTTCAGATAGCGGTTCATGGCTTCGAGTTCCTCTTTGTTAACATCGGAGATTGACTTGTCACGCTTGTTTTCTGCCTGCGAATACGAAAGGGATATTTGTACAGACTGCTCCTTTGTCAGCTTGCCACCATTAGCCTTGCTCCATTCCTGTTCTTGCTTACGGATGGCATCCAGTTCTTTCTGATAGTCCAAGTCAATCTGAGCCAGCTTCTTTTCAGTACCATCCTCCATGAGGCTGATTTCATCCTGCTGGTTCTTACGGCGGAGGGAAAGAAGTTGTTCGCTTATCTTCTCTTGCTGCTTTAACTTTTTGCCGGCTTCTTTCTGTATCTTTTCCTCTTTTTCGTAGGCTTTCAGATGTTTCTCGGCTTCCTTGATTTTCTTCTTGCTTTCTTGGAAGATATTCTTGTCTTCGGAGTCAATCCCCTTGAAATCGCCTGTATTCATCTTCTTTCGCTTAACAGAATCAATCGCGTCAAGAGCGGCCTGCGCATCCTTTTTCTGCTTCTCCCAATAGGTTTTATTCTTTACCTTCTCTTCTTTCTTCCCTGTACCTGCGGATGACTCACTTTCAAGTTGCTGTAGCTTCTTGTCGTACAGCTCTCTTTCTTTCTTGAGGTTATTGAGCGTGTTCATGATGGCTTGTGTAGCTTGCCCAGCCCCTTGTCTGTTTGCCTCCTTTAATCCATTCTTATACTTCGCTATATCTCTGTCCAGCATGGTGATTTTTTTCTTCGTGCCGATACGCTCGTTTCGCAGTTCCTCTTCGTTGATTTTTTTCCTGTACTCTGCTATGTTCTTCAACAAGAATGATTCCTTGTCATATTGGGGAAGCAGTTTTTTGTATGCATCCTTTAGCGATTCAATGGCAATCTTTCTCTCATCCGTAGTCCTTTTCTCATCAGATGCAATCTTGATATACTCATTAACATTTCTGTTTCGCTCTTCTCTCGCCTGCTTTGATGCTTCCTCTGCTTTATTGAATCGTTCTGTTGCTTCTGTGCATTTATCCTGGCTATCTGCCCATTTAAGCATATAGACACTGGAAGCAAGAGCCGCCGCACCTACCAGGGCGTATGGATTCAGCATAAGCACCTTATTCAGCTTGGCTACGCTTCCCGTCATTAGGTCTGTCACCATCTTCATGGCCGTACCCCCCTTGATAGAAGCCAACCGATTGGCAGCTTGAATTTTCTCCAAGGCGATATTTGCCATGAGAGCAGTCTTGTAAGCACCATAGGTGATAATAAGCCCTTCGATAACCATTCCCACCTTTTCGTAGTTTTCTACCAAGCTTTTGGCCGCAGAAATAGCAGTATAGAAAACACCTTCACCTTTCTTACCCATTTCGTTGAGCATGGAGTCCCAGGCATCACCCAGGTTGCTGATTTGCCCCGTGAGTGATTTTGATTGTTCCTGCATCAGATTGAAGTACATACCGCCTTCTTTGGTCATGTTCTGGAAGGCTTGTTCCACCTCCTTGAAGCCAACCTTGCCTTGTGATACTAAATCTGATACTTCATCCTTGGTTACACCCATTACTTTAGCCAATTCCTCATAGATAGGAATACCACGGCCAGCGAACTGACGAATATCTACGGCATAAGCTCTTCCTTGCGTCCTGAGTGTGCCATACAGATAGGCTATGTCTCCAAGCTGAGCACCTACACCGGCCGCCACATTGCCGAGCATCACCAATTCCTTACCTACACTTTCCGCAGAGGAACCATAAGCCAGCATCTGCTTGGCCGAAGAAGCCACACCTTGCAGGTCAAAAGGAGTCTTGGCTGCAATATCAACCAGTTCAGCCATCAGCTTGTCCGCCTTCTCCTTGCTCTTGAGCATAGTACCGAAAGCTATTTCAAGCTGTTGGAATTCGCCACGTACATTCATCATCTCTGAAACGAAAGATTTCAGAGCCGCCGCACCGCCGATGGCGCCAATGACTTTTCCCCAAGACATAGCAAGGCTTTCATTGGTCTCGTTTACTTCCTCGCCATTTTCTTTGTATAGTTCGTATTCGTCACGCAGTTTCTTTACGTTAAGCCGTGCGCCAGCCTGCTGTTGGGTAAGGTCGAACAAAACCGATTTCTGCTCACTAAGTCTTGCATTGACAGACTTGACTTTGATGCCCAATCCGGTAACATCGCCATCGGCTTTCAGCGCTTCCTTGTATTTGTCTTTTAATCCTGCTAACTCATTTTTCAATTGTTGGATAGTTCCACGTTGAAATGTTATTTTTTCCGACAATCCATTC